TTGTTATTATCTATATTATCTCCACCATTTCCAAAGAATACTAAACCTCTTCTTGAACCTGTTGTATAGTCAGAGTTAGACCCTTGTTCTGTAAATATTTTAGTACCTTGTATGTTCATACCTGTCCAATAATTATTAGTCTCCCTACTACTTGCGTATGGATGCCAAAGAGTTATCTCGCATAGAGCAGGGCTATCATCAGCAGCATCCCAATAAGTAAAAACCATGTAATCTGTGTTTACATTACCGAATCTACCATGCTCGTCTCCATTATCAGCAGCATATTGACCTGTCCAACAATAACTTCCATTAGTTCTAATCGAACCATCAGCATTAATATAACGTCCTTTCATCCAATCATCTTGAGCCCAAGAGTAAAAAACTTTATAAAATTTATAACTATCTGAAAATATATTATCTATGCTTACTGAAGTAGCTCCTCCAGTAGGGCCAACTCCACTAGCTATCTTTGTCCAAGCACCTCCATCCCCCCATAATGCGTTTGTTCCATCAGAAACGAGAGCTTTACCATTAGTTGATGAAGATTGGGTTGGTATAGGATTTGCTACCCCTTTTGCTACTAAATTCCAATTTGATTGAACAGAACCACCAGATGATGGTACTTGTGAACCGGGAGTTGATACTGCAATATATGTAGAAGTAACACCAGTATCTGTGTATTCAACAAGGTCATCAACAGAATATGCAGGGTTAGGACTACTACTCCATGTACCTCGCCAGACTTGTTTGATTTTGCCTAAATCAATAGTTGCCATAATTAAATAGTTGCGATTAGTTTACCATTTGCATTTAAGCTAAAGGTAAAACCAGTAGCTGCAAAAATCACATCTTCAAACGCATCATAATCTGTACCAGAAATATTGTCCACACCACCATTAGTTGAAGTAACTTCTAGTTGTGATCCATTTGTTTTGAAACCATATACTTCTGGTGATGATACACCTGTAAGATTAGCCCCACTTATAGCAGGGAGGGTTGCAGGAAATCTTGCATCTGGGATTGTACCTGATGTTAAATTACCTGCATTTAAATTAGTTAAATCTATTGTTTCGTAACTTGGATCAGCACCATTATTAGCTCTTAAAAATTTACCATTATTACTTGATGTGCCGTGTTCTAATTTTGCAAGCGATATAGAATCATCTGCTAATTTAGAACCTGCTATGTTTGCACTTGCGTTTATGTCATCGTTAACAATAGCTCCGTCAACAATTTTGGCACTTGTTACTGTGCTGTCGCTTGGAGTTCCAATACTTACAGACGCACCAATAGTAATAATAAAATAATCAGCCCCGGTAGGAGGAGGTGCAGCAAACACAATATTTGCACCATCTAACGCAAAACCTTCACTAGGTTGGCCTGTACCAGTATTTGGTTTTTGTATAACTCCATTAATACTGACCAACATTTGTTGAGCAAATTGACCTGCGTTGCTTAACGTAAATTTATAAGCAGAGTTATTAAATGTTGCACTATTACCGCCAGTACCGCTAAAGCTGCCAATAGTATTTATAAAGAAATTACCAATAGATTGCGTTTCTTCCCATGCACTAGTAACTGAGTTGTAAACTAATAATTTTCCACTTGCTTGATTATAAAATAAATCACCACCATCTAGATCTGTTGATGGGTTGTTACCACTATTATCTGTTCTATATCTTTCAGCAAAAGCATTTACACCACTAAGGTTAGATGCAACAGTATTAACATTTGCAATGCTGCCACCAACATTATTAACATTAGTAATACCACCTGCAACAGTATTAACGTCAGAAATATTACTAGCAACTACTCCTATATTGTCATCGCCAACAGCAATTGTATTACCCATGCTATTGCCATGTACTGTGCAGTAATAACGTAATGATGTAGGGGCATTAGAAGCTACAACAAAAGTTACGTTAGCCCCTGCCTGACCTGCTGTACCATTAACAGTTACACCAGTTGTATATGCATTACCGCTTGCATCTTTAAAAGCTAATGGGTGATTGTGATTTGTGTTATTAGATTGATCAAATATATATGTATATCCTCTAATTAAATTTAATGTTGGGTTTGATGCACCATCAATATAAAAAACACCACTAGCTACAGTAACTGCATATGTTGTTTGACCTGCTAATACTTGACCTAATGCATTTATATTGGAAATATTGTTACCAACCAGATCTACATTAGTAATGCTATTTGCAACAGTATCTATTTCAGATGTTGTTTCTTGTAAATCTGCTGCTGCTGTTTCAATTTCAGATACAGTTTCATTTAAATCATTAGCTACAGTAACTACTTTAGCTATATCTGCTGCAACAGTATTAACATTAGATATGTTACTTGCTACTGTATTGACATTAGCGATATCTCCACCAACTGCATTTACATTACTTGCAGCACCTGCAACTGTATTAATATTACTAGCGTTACTTGCTACTGCGTTTACGTTACTAGCATTACCTGCTACGGCATTAACATTAGATATATCTCCGGCTACAGTATTAACATTGCCAATAGAAGCTTGAACTGTATTAACTTTTGCTTGGTCAGCAGGTGTAAGTTTTAACAATACCCATGCAGTATTGCCAAGGTCATAAACTTTAGTGACGTTGTCTGTAGTATTAAAATATAATGCTCCATCAATAAGTGAATTGCCATCATTATCTGTAGCAGGGTCTGAGCTTTTTGCACCTAGATATCTATCATCAAAACTATCTAATGCGGTTTCTGCTGCTGTCTTAGCTGTCTCAGCAGCCGTTTGTGCTGTCTCAGCAGCCGTCTTTGCAGTTTGTGCGTCATTTTTATGTGTGTTTGCATTTGTTTCAGAGGTTGCTGCATTTGTTTCAGATGTTGCTGCTGCTGTCGCACTATTAGCTGATGCCGTTGCAGAATTGGCAGATGCCGTAGCTGATGATGCTGCATTGTTTTGTGCAGTAGTTGCTGATGCTGCATCTACAATTAAATCCCAGTTTGCAGAGTTAGTATTAGTTGTTAATGGTTGTGACCCGGAAGATGTATGTGCCGTGTTACAAAAGAAAATATTATTAGTAGAAGTATCCTTTACAAGATCTCTTACAGCATAAGCAGTACTAGCAGCCCAGTTACCACGGTATGTTCCTAGCTCTTTTAATACTTCAAACTCACCTAAATTATCAAAACCTAAAACTTTATTTGCACGATTAGCTGCATTTTCTGTAATTTCTAAACTACCAATAACATTAGTTAATGAAAATTTAATTGACCTATCTAATTCATCTTGTTGTTGCTGATGTAAAATTACCGATTTATCTAATGCATCATTAATAACTTCTGGATAAAATCCACCTTGGTTTGTTAAGTCTGTACCTTGTAATGGTGTTAAAGCAGAAGTAATAACAATAGTAAAACCACTTGCTAAATTTTGATCACTACCCCCAGACCTTAAAGTTATGCTTCCACCGGGGTTACCGTTTTGGTCTGAATTTAAAGTAACTATATAATCATTGCTTGCACCATGGGTTAATGTAGTTTCTATACTTGTTGCAGTTTCTAATTTTTTTACAACAACATCTAAAACTGTAAAAACTTTAAACGCAAAGGGATATGTAGCAGTATTATCATTACCAACTAACGCATTCGTCTTTCTTGTAGTCGAATTTATTGTCATTAATTAGACATCTTCACTATCTTATTAAGGTTAGCTGTAGATCTTTGTATTACGGTCACACCTTTAATTTCTACTTGGCTGACTTGGTTTACCTGTTACTAAACCTCTAAGATAATCTGGCAAACTTGTTGGATCTACTTTTCCACGATTAACATCTACTTGATAACCTATAGGTTTACCTAATATTGTTAATGGTATACCAGTAACTAAAGACATAAAAGTCAACATATCTTTTACATTTCTACCAGACAAATCTTTATCTTCATTAGTAAGAGCCAAATAAAACGATACTGGTGCTCGCAAAGAAGATTCTAATATTGATACAGATGGACTTAATGTAATACGATCATTGTAAGGTTTATTGTCTAACATATTTATACCAACTAAAGCAGTAGTCCCAAATGGTACTAAAGCTGCTGCCGTTCTAAATTGCGATCCAAAATACCAACCCATTACATCATTAAAGATACCATCATCTTCATCATCGTTAAAACCTTCACCTAATGCTCTAACTATCATGTCTGCAACAAATGATGGCATTGCAAAACCAAAAAGATAAGTCATAAACAATTTACCTTTATTACCCCTAAAACCTAAATCTCTCATTATTTTTTTATATGCTGTGCCATTTAAATTTGCAATCATATTAAAGTAATTTTGAAATTGCAAAAATGTTTTTATAAAAGGTGTATTAATCATAAACGCAGGTAAATCTTCTGCACTTAAACTGTCTTGCGTTAATCGAACATTTGCATCTGCTTGTTGTATAGCTTCTGCTTTTGCTTCTTCAAATGACATTTCTGTAGGTAACTCTGCCATAGTTTTTTCATATGACGCTGCCCATACAACACTATCTACTTGGTTTTGAAATGCTTGTTGTATAAAGTAACCATGATGTGTTGCCCATTTTTGTACTTTTTCAAATTCATTAGGATTTATAAGCAATTCATTTAAATTATCTTGTATATCAAATATTTGGGTATTTTGCCTTTCAGACATAAATGGAGATAATTGTGCTATTTCATTTGCAAATTTATTTGGACTTTGTAAATACTGACCTAATGCACCTTTTAGATATCGTGGTTCTACTTTTAACATTGCCGGAAAGTATCCTGTTAATTGCTGCATTGCGTTTGAAATATTAGCAAACATTATTCCAACACCTGTTCTTTTTCTAACTGTTTGCCAAAATACATCAACACTTTCTGGATGTGATCCGGGTATAAATGTTCTTTGACGAGCAGAATTATTTAACCAAGGTATTAACATTCTGTCTATATATGTAGGGTTTATAATATTTATTTTTTTTGTAAATTCTGGATGTTTTAAAATTTTATGTACGTTTTTAATTGCAGGTTGTACATATGCAAAACGTAAAGCATCATCTATATGTTTTGTCATTACACGCAAATCTAAAGACAATGGCCCGGCAAATTGTTCGTTACGAGTTCTAGTAAATCCATCACCAGTAGAAGGTAATGTTTGTCTATATTCAGAATCTAATTCTTCTAATTTTGATATTGCTGCTCTTTTTCTATCGGCTCTTGGATCTAAAGCAGCAGGTACATATCCACCTCTATAAGTACCAAATTTATTTACAATAGGTGTAGCTTCTATTTCTTTAAAATAATAACCATATACTTCTTTATGTGCTTGTTGTGCAATAGGTTTCATTTCTTCATTTAAATCCCACACTTCTTGTAAAAAATCCCAATCGTCTTTATTTATATAACCTTCGTCTTCCATACGTTCCATAAATGAATCCCATGCTGTCGTATCTATAGTTCCATCTTCTAATTTTGTAGCCCATCCTCTACCTAATAATAATTTGCGTTTATTACTGTTATTACCTATATGCAACATAGCTCCTAACAATTCAACTTTACCGGGAACTGTTCCACCATTACCAAACCTAAAACCAAATTCATTTGCTTCAATTGCATCTTTTCCTATACGATCAGCATCTACTAGCATCTGTAACATAGCTGCGTATTTTTTAGTGTATTTGTTTCTTTCTGGTCTATATGCATCTAATGCATTTTTAACAGGTCTCCAAATTAATCTTGTGAAAGGCCCTGCCATGGCTGTTTCACGTTCTAATGTTGCACCTGCACCTGACCTAACTGCACCGTCTAGGTTATCCATCATATGTTCTACACGAGATCCAGATGATTCAAAACCTTGAAATATATAACGTATTTCTTCAAATCTAGTAGGAGTTCCATCCATTCCAATTTCTTTTAGATTTTTTTGTGTAATAATTTCATCTAGTCTGGCCAGTATTGGTTCTATAGCAAATTCTAAATCTACTTTGTCTTGTCCATCTATAATTTGTTTGTCGTTTCTAGCTTGGTATATTAAAGATTTAATCTGTTCAGTTAAAGTAGTAAATTGTTGCCCGGTTAAATCAGTTAATTCTTTAGAATTGAAATCTACAGCATCTTGAATTATTGGAGCTAATCTTTCATAAACGTCTGCATTATATAATTTTAATTTGTCTACATAATCCATAGGACTATCTATAGCAGGGCCTACTCCATAAGAAGCCAATATAGATCTTGCAGCATTTATTAAATCTATATTTTGTGTTTTAGCTCTTGTTTTATCATTGTTTATATTAAAAACTTTATTAAATAATGCGTCTTTACCTTTAGTTACTTTGTTGTATAAATTATGCATTTTTACGGCTTCTCGTCCTAACTCGTGTTGCAATAACTGTGCACGTTTATATTTTATTGCGTCTTGTGTATTACCTTCCATCATAGCTTTTTCAGTAAGTTGTACTGATCGTGCTTGTGCTCTTGCATATCTTGATGGCCTAATTTCTTTCATTGGTGTTTTTGCCAATATATCTTGTGCAACTTGTCTAGCTGCTGCAACTTGATAACGAACTGGTTGCATAGCTTTTGATAAAAAGCGTAATTCAGTTGCAATAAATTTTGCTCTTGCTTTGTTATGTAATGCTTCTAGTGCTACTAAATTTCTTTGTTTTGGATCAGCTAATTCACTATATTCATCTAACATACGTCTATTTGTACGTTCTTTAACAACATCATTTATTGGTTCTAAATCAAGCAAAGCATTAATCATTGCGTGTGCTGATTCATAATTAAACATTTCAGCAAACAATGCTAAAGGCTGTCCATTTTTACGAAGCATACCGTATTGGCCAGTACCTAATTTTTTAATTTCATTGGTCATATCATAAAATTCTGATGCTGCTGCTATGTTTTTAACTTCATCTAAACTAAGTTTATTGCCATCAGTAACTACTACTGGCTCACCTTGATCGTTTACGGTTTTACCATATCTTAAAAAGTCTGCTAATCGATATGTTTTTTCTTGTTTAGCCTTTTCCATTTCTTCAGCTAATATTTTTTTTCTAACAGTTCTTTCTTTTGATTGTAATTTTTTTATTATTTTATCTTTAGCATTATCTAATACTGACATTTCTTTAAAACTTTTTTTACTTAATGCAGCTATAGCTTCTTCTTGTGCTTGTTGTATGTCTCTTGTATATTCAGACCATTCTGCGTCATTCATTCCGCTGCTTTCTTGTGTTTCAAACATAGGTTTCATATTATATATTCTTTCTGATTGTTGTATTTCTTGTTCACTAGCCACCATTCGATCCATTACACCTCTAATTTCATCTGTAAGTATTGGCAGGTCTACACCATTTTCTGCTTTATATATTTCATTTAATTCACCTCTAATAGATTGATAAATCCTATTTAAAAATTTACGAAATCTAGTAAACATTTCTTGTAATTTACTATTTGGTGCAGCTTTTTCTTCTGATAAATATATTTCGTAGTTATATGCAAACGATTCATGGTATTTTCTTTTTTCTTGTAATGTCAAACTATTCCATGTATCAACATCTGTTACTTCAAAAAAGTCTAATAGCTTATTAAAATCGTCTGTCATTCTTTGAGTAGCTTGTCCAGAAGATACTAATTGCTCCATAACAGTTAACATATAGTGTGCTGTCTCATGTAAAAACGTAGATAAATCAGCTTCTGTAGTTAGAAGTGTTGTTAAATTTTTAGGATCAAATTGACCTCTAGAACCTTTTGGTGTTTGTGCTTGTGAGAATAAATCACTTTGTTTTTCTAAATTTTTCCTTGTTCTTCTTAATTTAGTTTTTTCAATTATTCTTGCTCTTGCAGCAGCAGCTTCTTCTGGTGTTGCTGCTTGTGCTCCAAACAATGCACTAGCTTTATCTCTTAATTGTTTATCAACTTCATTTGGACTTTTATCTCCATATTCTCCCATATATGGTTCACCTAATTCAACTACCCGGTTAATTATATTTCCTGTTACTTGGTCACTAGTTGGTGCAAAATCTGGAACATTTGGATTTTCATCTATTTCTACTGAAATAGTTTCTCTAGCTTTTCTATTGTTAAATCTGAAATCTCTTCGTCCGTCTGGGAATTCATCATCGACACTAAGTCGAGCAGGGTCGAGTCTGATTGCAATTGAGGTATCACCATAGCCAAGATCTGCTGTATCTCTGGTGGTAAAGAAGGGATCACTTGCTGTAGTGTATTCGAGTCGATTGGACTCTCTGATTGCGTCTGCTGATTGTTTGTCGGTGTGGTGGTAGATGGTAACTGTTCCGTCTGTGTTAAGGGGAAGTCCAGTTCCTTCATCTGTTGGGGTGTCAAAATTTCTTCGTCCTTGTCGGAAAGTTTCATTATCCTGTTGTATTCCATCTGGTCTTCTTTCTCCTGATTCAGCAACTCTTGCTCTGTCAATGCTCTGGTTTTGAATTTCAAGGTCTACCTCCTGTATTGTGGATTGTATGTCAATTTCAGAAATACCAAATTTTTTAGCTAATTCTACGGCAGCATTAGCATAATCTGGTGCTTCGTTATCTACATAACCTTTAGTGTCTTCTGCTTCTACTAGTTTAGCAGAATCATACAATCTTTTTTCGGGATACCATAACAACGCTTGCAAGTCAGCCATTGTAAGATCTGAATTATCTTGTTGCAATACGTCCAACGCTTGATTAAATACTTTTCTAATAAATCTTCTTTCTGGTGCTCCGCTTGGTGCTTCTTTTTGACCATCTAAAAATTTTGTGTAACTAACACCATTTTTTCTTATTTCATCTCCTATACCTATTCTTACAGATCCTTTTCTTGGCTTGCCTAATATATCTATTATTGTTTGTTCTAACTCTGGTTGATCTCTTATAGTTGCACTTTCATTCATTATTTTTCTATTTGGTTTATCAGTACTTGCATTGTCTATAGCAACAGCAACTTCATCTAAATTAGTCATTCTAATTTTGACACCAATAAGATCTTGTAATTTTTTTCTTTGTTTTGGACTTAATGCTTTTAACAATGGTTTTAACTGGTCACGTTTCATATTTGCTTGCTTACGTTGATCTAAAACTAATGTTCCTGTTAAACGACCCCATGAACGTATTAACCACCTATCCATAGTAAGTTGTTCATAAAATCCATATAAATTTGCAAAAAACCCATTGCCAATTTTTGGCCCCATTACGGCAGCACCATATACAATCTCAGATAAATTTTCACCAGATACACCGCTATTTGTATATGCTTTAACTTCTTTAACTGTGTGTTGAGTTTTCATAAACTGTTCTAACTCTTCAAAAGGTTTTTCTCTTATTAATTTGTTAAACAATTTAAAATTGTTGTTAATAGCATCAGTTGCTTTTCCTATTCCTATGTTTGTAGGAAATTTACCTGTCTTTTTGTAATGCCTATATGCTTTTTCTGCTAACTCAAAGTTTTTATCAACTTTAATCATGTTAGAAGTGTTAGCTAACGACCAAGTAAATGCAAAATTTGCTACTGGGTCAGTTTCTAATTCTGGATGTATCTTAGCTAAAATTCTTTTTGCTTTAGTTACTTTTTCGTTATACCAACCAACAGCATTACTATTTTCTATTAATGCATATCTAGCATCATCAATTATTGTTTCTACTAAATATTTTTCTGTTTCTAATGACGCATCATTAACATCAATACCTGCTTCTTTTGCAGCTTGTTTTACTCTTTCTTGTAACTCAATTTTAAATTGTCTATTAGTAGAAAAAGGTTTACTTTTAGCAAAATCAAAACTATTTTCTAATTTATTAGTTTGTTTAACATTATTAGGTACAGGTTTACCTTGTTCTTGTGGTTTTGCACGTTGTTCAAATACTTCATCTACATCTGTGTCATCTAGTAATTCTTGTATTTCTTTTTCCCAAGTACCACTTTTTTCTACAGTTTTTACGTTAGCTTGATCAAAAATAATTATTTCTTGATTGTTATTATTTAACGGCATAATAATACCGTCATAACCTTCTTCAATTAATTTTTTTCTAAAAGCAGTAGACGCTGTTTTGCCACCTTCTCTAACATCATTTTTTTCTGCTTTTGTTGCTATATATGGATTTTCTAATTTTGCATACAAAGGCATACTAGGTGTTGCATTTTCTCCTTTATTTTTTTGTTCGTAAGTATCTGCAAAGTTTTTAGCATCTTGGCCTCTAACTGCATATACTCCCGGCCCTGCCCAACCATCGTCTTTCTTTGTAGGATTATTACTATCAAAACCTTTTACGCTATCAGAAGATCCATGAAAAATTATTTGTGGTGTACCATCTTTTTCAATTAATTTTGAATTTTTAAAAAATTCTCTACTAATTTGATTTTGTGTATTTACTAATCCGTCTTGTGTAAATAGTTGGTTTAATTTAGATGTTCTTACATTTCTGTTACTTTGTTGATCTCCTTCTATGTTGTAATAGAATCTACTAAAAAATTTACTAGGTGAAATACCTAATTCATTTGCTTGCGTAACAATAAAATCACGAGCAAAAGTTGACAAGTCTGATATTTGATTTTTTGTATATTTTGTACCTGCATTTTTTAACATACGCTCAATATTTGATTTAACATCGGCTGCATCTAATTTAAAATCTTCTACTGCTTGACTTTCAACTGTTATTGCATCTAGCATTTCTTGTTCTATTGTTGGCCTATCTTTTAAATATTGTGCATATTCTTCTGAACTCATTCCTTGTTCATTTTTGCGTACATGAGGTTTTATAACATTGCCAACTTGTGTACCTACTAGTTGTGAAAAATATTCACCTGTTTGCATTTCAACAGTTCCTACACCACCACCTTCATTTATCTCTCTTAATTGTCTTGCAATTTCTGGAGCAGCTATTTCAAGGTCTTCTATAGATATGCCGTTATTTTTTAATGCTTGATTAAATACATCAGCTTCTATGTATAAATTTTCTACACCATTTTCTATTGCCAAATTATCTATTAATGCTCTGTATTGTTTTGGATTTCTTTGTCTAGTTTTGTTGTCTACAGACATACCATAAACTTTTTCTAAAAATGCAGTATCTTTATTTGCTTCTTTTGCTTTTTGTACATCTATAGCAAAATTACCTCCGGCAGGTACTAAACCTAAAATTGACATAGCTTGCATACTTTTTATAAAAGTAGTAACTAATCTATCTGCTACTTCTTCACGACCTTCTTGTGTGCTTAATTTAACTTCTAGGTCAGGATAATCACCTAAACGTACAGCTAAATCACGACCTATAACATTAGTAAATTCCTGACCAACTTCAGTTAAAGATTCTAATGAACTATTTAAAATAGCATTTTTACTAAAATCTATAAACGCTTTTTTTAATGTAGGTCTAGCTAACTCTTTTACTAATTTCTTTGTTACTTCTTTTGCTAAATATTTTTTAATTAATGGTCTAAATACAATACCTGCACCACCAAATTCTAATGCTGCGTTAGTTAAACCAACTCCTGTACTAATATGTTGTGCTGTTTTTTCATCCAAACCTTCATCAAGCATTTCGAGGTATGAATGACCTGCTTCTATTTTGTAGCTTTCATAGGCCATAGTAGTCATAAAACCAACTACAAAACCGCCTTTAGCCGTAAAAATAGAACCCGGCCCAGTAACAGAACCTAATCCAAATCCTATTGCAGCCCCGGCAGACCCACCTTCTAATCCTGTTTTTACTGTCTTAGACATTTGTCCAACAACTGTTGACGCTTCTTCCCAAAATCCAGAACCATCACTTTGTAACTGTTCTACTCTTTCATTTAATTTTGCTAATTCTAAATCTAATAATTCGTTGCCTTTACCACTTTTTTTTAAATTACCAATTTTTCCTATTCTAGTTTGTAGCCTACCTTTTTCCCAACCTTGTGCTACGTTTTCTGGCATATTTTTTATACCATTAAATACATACGCAATACCTTGCAAATCATCTACATTATCGTGAGCAATAGCTGCAAAATTTTTATCTGTTAATTGTCTTCTTAAAACTGGGTCATATAAAGACAATTCATATGAACGCATTCTTTCTTGTTTTTTCTTTTGTATAAGTGCGTTAATTGCTTCATCACTATCTAATGCAATTTCTTCTGGCAAATTAAGATCTAATGCCATTCTTTGTGCTTCACCTACCTTGTTAGGATCTTTCTCCATAACAAGTCGCATATTAGCTCGCATAATATCTCTTCTTTCTTCTTCTTCATCATTTAACAAATCAGATATTGCATTAAATTCATCATCTGGTTTTTCATTGATACCGCCTAATCTGCCTTCTTGTGCAAGTAGATCGTCAAAAATGTTATATGGATTTGTCATTAGAAAAAGTTAAATCTTGATTTAGTTTTAGTAATTTTACTAATTTCACCTTTTTGATAACGTACTTCCATTTCAAGGTCTATTACTGACTTTGGTTTACCAAGTTGTACCCATCGTTCTGTCATTTCTTGATAACTAAGTCTAAGTCCATTTTTACTGTAACCATCAAGCATATAACTTCTTACTTCATCAGGAATTTGATTATGATATATTTTTTTGAATTGACCATTCTGTTCTTTTACTATGCTAAATGTTTTAGATAATTGATCCTTGTCAACAGCAGCAACAACATATTCTTTACCTGTTCTAGTTGCAAAACCACCTACACGAACTTTATTTGCCAATATACTTTCTAAAATTAATTCCTTTTTTTGCCTGTCTAACGTAACTCCATTTTTTTTAGCATCTTCAACTTGATCTTTCCATGCTTTTAATATCTGTAAATAATCAAATTTTCCATCACCTTTTTTATTTAATATTTTGGTATAGCCGTATTCTTCTAATTTAATATCTAAAACCTCTTTATCTACAGAAGCAGATCCAGACCCACTACCACTACCACTACCTGCACCTTTTTCTTTAGTTTTATATGCGTAATAAGTTTTTTCTGTCATAAGATATCTGTAGTCATCTATAGTTTCACCCGGTTTTAATAATGTGCCTTCTTCGTAAGCAATTAATGTATCAATGTCATCTGACTTAGCAAAACCTTTTCTAAGATTTTCTTTGTCATCATTTTTCAGTTGTTCCCAAATTTCTGGTTTTATATCTTTCCAACCACCGGGTTTTGCATACGCTAAGTCTTCGGCAGGTTTTAATATTTTATCTTTATAATTTTCTTCTGCAAACTCTGTTCGTTCAGTATGCAAATCTTTTAAATTAGCTTCTACATATTCCAATACATTTTTATCTTTTATATTTTCTCTAGCAAAAACAAGAGCATCTTCTAAATTAAATACACCATCTTCACCAACACGCATTGATGGTTGTTGTGTGTCTTTATATGTGTAATCTATTTTTGATACAACAGTATCTAAATCTTTAGAATATAAATCTAGTTCATTACCTTCGCCATATTTTTTACCTAATTCTTCTTTACTTAAACCTACAACTTTTTCCATTAATTTTGCATTTACTTCTGCTGCATAAGCAGAATCATTTTTCATTTTTTCTTTATCTATAACAAAACCTTCTTCTTTTAATAATGTATTTGCTTTAGTAAATAAACTGTCTGCTTTTTGTACACCAAGTTCTTTTGTTAAAAACAAATGTGTTGTGCGATGTTCTGGTGGTAATGATACAGTTGCACCTTCTTTATAATATTTAGATTCTTTTTGCAATTCTTCTAAATTTTGTATATTAATTTCTTTGCCGTTACCTTCTACATGGGGCAAACCATTGCTATTATTAGCATTATTGCTACCTTCTAATGACATTACTATTTGTGCTGAACTATTAAAACCTCCATCATTAGAATTTATATTTTTTCCATCTATTATATTTTTTGCTATGTTTTCACCATTTTCTTTATTTAATCCAGTTGTTATTGTTTTCATGTGTTTGTTTACTTCACCTTCAGCAATAGTTCCATTACCTTTATGAAATTCTAAATATTCAGCAGCTTTACGATATTCATTATTTATCAATAATTTTCCTATAGATGCATCATGTACTTTGTTTAAATATCCATTTCTTATGTTGATATAAGTTTCACTATCTTCTGTACTGTTTTTGCTGTCTCCTATAAATGCAATTTTTTTTGATTCTGCATAATTTTTAATCTTTACATCAAGAGCTAATAAATTTTTTACATATTCACTATTGTCACCCATATTGAAATCATCTACAGAAAGACCAGTTTCTGTAACTGTATTTTCTATATCTGCTAAAGTCTCAGCATTTGCAAATTTAGTTTGTTCAGCCAACGAATGTTTACTCATTCGATTTGTTGAAGTTAATATTGATGCCGATGCTTTTTCGTTATATATTGCTAATTGGTTTTTATTTTCTGCTTTTTCTGCTATTTCTTCTTTTAATGCATTTAATTCATTTACTTTTTGATCGTATGCAAATATAGGCTCACCATCATCACCTGTTCCTACTTGTTCAACTGCTGCACCTAGTTCTAAAGTTAAATAAGAATTTTCAATTTCTAATGCTCTTGTTTGATATTCGTTACTTAATGATTTAGATTTAGCATCATCTTTTTCATCTTGTAATCCTTTTGCTATCTGTGCAAACTGATTAAATGCTTTACTAGATCTTTCTATGTCATCAGTTACCGTATCGTCCATAGGACGTACTTCTGTAGCACTTAATTGTGGTGCTGCTCCTACATTAAGTTGTTCTGATGGTGTTGTTTGAAAAGGAACTGTAGCCATAATTAACCTTCAAAATATTTGTTTTTAGCTATATCTCCAATACCAGTTAACAAAGTACTACTCATGTTTAAAAATGGACTTACAGTTGATGCGTTAGCTAATGCCCCGGCTTGTGACACACCAAGCATTGTTCCTCTAATATCCATATTTACTTTACGCATTCTAGATTCATTCATTGCCTGTACTTTATTAGTATTCATTGTAATTTTGTCTATTTCTTTCATAATTTCGTCACTAGCAAAAAGATTTGCTGTACTGCCATAACCCAAACTACCACCTCTTGCAGCAGCACTTGCTGTAGCTCTACCTTTACGTTGACCTGCTTGCATAGTTTTTATCATTATCTGTCTGTTATATGCTCTACCTACTTGTTGTGCTTGCCTTTCTAACATACGGCTATTAATCTTTGCCATATCTTTTTTATGCTCATAACCAAGAGCCATTGATTTATATTTAAATTTTTCTGTTTCCGCAGCATAATAAGAACCGATCATTCCTTGAACAGTTCCGGCTATAGAAGTTATACCACCAATCTTATCCCATTTATTTGGATCTGTTGCCATAACCTCAACAACTACTTATTTTTCTAATATACATACACTATATCTGTTTACGGTCACACTATCCACCTATAGCTACTTCTAATGTTAATCCCACAATTGTTAATGGTAATGGGTCAGATTGTCGTACAAATAATTGACCTGTGTCTTGCCATGTAGGAGTCAACATAATTTTAATATCTTCTGTTTTTAAATTAGGTGGCGAGCCATATGGTTCTGTTGTACGTTGTTTTGCTTCTACTAATTTATCTGCACTAGGCCCTGCAAAAATACCAGAACTTTCTAATACTCTTACCCATACATGATTTAAATTTTTAACACGGCCTTGACCAAAAGCTTCTGCTTGCAAAGCTAATGGCAACGATTGCAAATCACTTTCATAAGGTAAACCAACATGAACTACACTAGATGCCTGATCTAATGTAATAGAACCGCTAGATACTACTTTTTGTGGATGTACAGCACCGTCAGCTAATATGCTTACTGTTTTGCCTTCTAACCATGTAATACCTGATATAACATTTCTTGCAACTTCATAAGTAGTTATTCCTGTATTGCGTAAATTTGCAGGTAAATCTTTATCTAATTTTACAGTTGCTACTGTTTGACTTGTAGTAGAAGTAATATTGCATCTGTAATAATTTGTGCCGTCTACTAAAACAATTGCATCACCTATATCATTAGTACTAGGAGGTGCATTAAATAAATTATAATTAGCAGTTATAGTAACGCTTTCTCCTCTTGTATAATTTGTACCGCCAGATATAGTTACGTTTTGTCCTGTGTTTGTATTTATACCGTTATATGTAGCACCTGCGTCAACAAAAAAACTATCACGTTGAGTTGCATACAATCTTGTACCCATACGTTCTATATATTTTTTAACAGCACCATTTATAGTTCTTTTTATAACGCAATAAACTACATCATCATTTCCTTCAGAAACACTAGCTACGCTTTCAAACGTACCATCTGTATCATGTTGATGCCATGCTCCTACTTGTTGTTCTGGTACATATGTAAATCCTAATAGTTTACCGTTACTACTTGTCATCCAAACAATAGGTAATGGAGCTTTAGCTAATGCCATATCAACAACTGTAAAATTATCAAATAAATGCGGAGCACGCAAAGACAAATCACCTGTAATAAATCCATTAGCTTGCCAGTTGTAACCAAGTTCTCTAACGTGACCACCACGAGCAGCAGCATATACCATACTGTTGTTTACAATTACTGGTTGTGCATTATTAGCACCAACATAAGATTGTGGTTTTACTGATATAGAACTGGGTGTTATAGCATCACTATTAACAGATGCTATACGCCACTCTGCTGACCCTGTAAGCAATAGTAATTGTGTTAATGGAACAATGTGTCGTATTGTATTTGCTTCACGAGCAGCAACTCTAAACTTAATACGGTCATCATCTCGTATAGGAATACCAAAAGACATATTACTTTCAGTTCCTGATTTGGTCATATAGATAGTTTGCGGATCATTATTTGTACCTGCAAAAACTCTACGTTGTTCAAAATAAGATACAGCACCCGGATAGTTATCAGAACTAGGAAATGGATTGTCGTAAACAGGTGGTGTTCTGGAAAAATCTGGTGCTATGTTTGCGTCAACGATTGATGTGCTAGTTGTTTCTCCTAAAAATCCATATACACCTGCCTGTTCTTTATATACTCTGTATCTAGCAGCACCAGTAACTGCGTTCCATGAAACAGTATTTTTTGCTCCAGTAACAAAAATGTTATTGTTTGCAGATCCAGAACTTGATTGAGCACTTTCGTCTATAAGATTACTACCAATAGCTGTTACTACATATTCATGTGCTTCATAAGTATCTGTATTTGTACTAGATGATGATGGTATATAGGCACTTACAGAAACACCAGTTGGTGATGCAATAGGACTACCAAAATTAATTTCTTTTAATTCCCATTGTGTTGCACCAAGTCTTCTTAATTCTCTAGGTGCATGGCTAGGATGCACAATTGTCATAACATCAGCAGATTGCACATAATGTATATCAAATAATTCTGCTTCTAAATATGGTGATGGTATTTCATATGTCATGTCAGCAGGTAATGCATACCAATTTGTAGAGTTTGGTGGCTGACTATTTGAATGTATTGTTTTTGAATAATAATTTGTACCACTATATTTAGCAATTGAACCAACGACATAATTAGTACCGCTATTCCATGCTGCACCATCGCTATAATTTAATGTTGCACCTTGTGTATGAAACCTAAAATATGTATTACCCATTTCTATAACCATTGTTTGCGTAGTAGAAAAAGTAAAAGACATTAATCTTACTGCCTTTGTGCTGTCTTTAACTTCTTTTACAAATGCAAACCCTGACCTGTTTTCAGCAGGGCCTTGTGGTTTAGCTATGAAATTACGCAATTTTGCTGCACCTTGTTGGTATTTAGTGTCATCAATCCGACCAAACATTTCTGGTGATATTTCACCTCCAGAAAATGCTTGTTTAAAATTGCGTGTTACAGGCATTAATTATCTCCCGGATGTCCAAGGTACTATATGTTCTACAGTAATATCTCTGTGTAAATTGTCTGATTGTTTTGCTTGCGTTAAATATCCTTGCATCATTTGTGTACTACGTTTTGCTTCAGCCATTCCTTGATCACCTTTAATAATAGGCCCTGCTAACATTGATGCTAAATGCCAAGACAATGTAGTTACAAATAACGGAGAAAATATAGAAGGGTCAGTTACATATGCTTGATATCTCAACATTGCATTTTCTTGATTTGTATAAATATATGTTCCTTCTACTGCAAATTGTTGTGGTGTATATTGCCCTGCCACAATTGTAGGTGCATAGTTACTTGTTATTCCTCCGGGTGTATCCCCTGCCGACATTCTGGTGGCGTAATCGTTTTGAGAACTAGGAGATATTATTGCGACAGGATTCATCATATCCGCAGGTGCAACGTATGCATAATCCCATTGATCTAATGTATTTGTAGTTAATGCTAAGTTTCCACGTTTTGCTGCAAAATTCCAAGTATGCATTTCTAACAAATTGTTTCTAGCAATTGGATAAAAACGTGCAGCTTTTTCTGCCTGTGCTGATCCCTCTGGTGGAGATAGCGATGCTATTGTTGCATCATCGCCCAAATGAGCTAGGGCAAGGTTGCAAATATCTACTTCAGTTGCCATTACATCTCCTATAAAAAGAGGAGGATAGCAGTAATACTACTAGCCCCCTGTAAATCAAATAAGAAGACCAATCCTATTTACTAGCTGATTCAAGTTGTTTA